GTCTGCGCTCTCGTCCGCTTCGGTCTCAACCGACATAGTGCACCGCGAGTACGAATGCGACAAAAAGCGCGGCGTTGAACACCCACAGCACCTTGGAACGCAGGGCGCGGAAATTCAGGCGGCGCGGGGGGTGCAGCAGCGCGGTTTGCAGGTTCTCCATGTCGGCACTGGCCTCCCATTTGCGTGGGGGCTCGTACATGCACCCGATCTGGACGCCGGTCTTGGTCATGTAGGGAGTGGCTTTCATTTTACAATCTCCATCTGGCGAATGTTCATCACCTCAACTTCGCCGGTGTTCTCGGCGATCCAAGCGGGCGAGAGCTTGGTACGAACCGCGTCCATGTCCAGCTGCGGGCGCGATGTGAACACGATCTCGATCTGGTAGTGGTCGCCTCGGTAAATGGCTGCGCCACTCTTGCGGAATGTCTCCTTGAGGTGTTTCTCGCGAGCGGTCAGCGCTTTCAGCTGGTCGCGCACGCTTGCAAGTTCGTCCACCATGTCGGCGGTGATCGTGGTGGGCTTCGTCGTCGTCTTTGCCATGATTGTCTGTCCTCTATGTGGTCTATCGGGGTTGCTGGATCGTCTCACTGACCCAGAATCTGTATTATAACACAGGTGGTACAATGTCGTCAATACCCCCTCTACGCCTTAGGGATTCGGATCGCCACGATGTGCGCGTACCCAGCGATGTCGGACCACGAATCGATGTGGTTCGGGTTGCCGTTCAAGATCCGCGAGACTTTGTGCTGGATCATATCGAGCGATTCGCGCTGATGGGGGAGCAAGTCTTTCCACCCGGGTTGCATTCGCATGTATTCTTTGAGCCACTGGGCGATCACGCCTTGGTCCGCGAAATCCCCGTACTGCTCCCCGCGCTCGGCGGTGATCGCTTCTATATCAACTGATGACTGCAGCATGTGCGAGTCCTCCTTTTTTGTATCGACCTTTGAATCCTCCGGGCGGGGCTTGGTCCAGTAGCATTTTAATCACGACTTCTGGCTCTACCCCCTGTATCAACCCGCGCACAATCGCCTCAGTCGTGCCCTGCCGCCCGAGAGTCGCGGGACCCATCGCCCCCTCAATCGTGTTTTGGTTGCCCAGCACGTGTGGCTCGGCGAGTGCCTTAAGTCCGGGATTGTCGTAGGGTCGTACATGGTTGAACCGCAGAGCGGACGTCCCGGTGGGACCATAGGCACCGGCCAGCTGCGCCTCGCGCAGGAGCAGTGTACCGAGGGTCTCGTCCGGCGACATGGTTGCGAGATCGGGCGTTCGAATTTTCTGCGCCTCATCCACCAACGAGCGGGTCTGGTCGTTGAGCACCATCCCTTTGCCTCTGAAAAGATTCTGCAGGTAGTCGGCCTCGGATTTATTTGAAGACACCGGGTAATGGAACAATTGGGTGGACAGCCCGGGATCGTATCCCATTTCCATTACCGGAGAGATAAACCCCGTGTCCCCATGGCCGAGAGAGTGTGACGCCACATTACCCAATCGTCGGGCTTTGTTCACGTCGGTTAAAGTCCCTGCCGCATTACCGTGGCCCTGTGCCCGCATCATGTCATACGCGAGTGCATACATCTCTTTACCCTTCGCGGGCAGGTTCTTCCACCACATCGAGTCCGGGTTGATCCTGTACCCTTCGGGCTTGACGTTCATCGCATCAATTTCCGTCATTACCGGCGTTGGCGTCGACGCACCACGCGGGTTGCGCATTGCTTCTCTCTGCATGCGCATGAACAATTCCGAGCCTAGAAGCTGTTTCCCCGGCTTCACTGTGGTGTCGTACCATTCGAGGCTTGGGCGTTCGCCTCGGGCGTGCGCCTCGTCCAAGTCCTTCGGCACTTTGCTCTCGGGGTCCAACCGAATTCGACCCGTGTGCGGCATGTTCCCACGCTTTACCGCGTCCTGATGCGACGAAGACATCGTGGCCCGGATCGGTTCGCCCCGTTCGGTCTTGCCGAAGATCCCGGCGTTGTTGTACTGCTCGACGATCTCGATCGGCAACATGTTTTTTTGCGCTTGGCGCATTGCGGGGTTGATACGCTGTGCGCCGGGGGTAGCGGCGATGGCGCGGTGGCCCTTGCCGACCCCCTGTGCTAAATCAAGAAACGATAGCGGTTTTGCCATGGTATACCTCATCGCTGATCGCCAGCGTTTGCAGGTGAATGTCGATCGTGTCTTGCATCGGGTTCGCGTATCCACCGGCCAGATTCCACACTAGAGGGACCCCGGCGTCGCGTGCGGCGGTGAAGATGCCACGGTCGCGGGCGGCGAGGCCCTCCTTGGACAGGTACCCGGCACCGTAGGGATCGCGATCCCAAGCGTCAGCACCGGCCTGATACAGTATTATACCCGGCTTAGCGCTTCGAATCAAGTCCTTGGCGAACGACCGCCACATCTCGGTATTCCAGTGCGACTGGACCGGGCGTCCTATGTCGGGACGGGTGATGTGCTTCACGCGACCGCGCAGCATCAGGTGGTCCAGCACGTCCTCGGTGCCGTCGCCGTAGTGGCCATCCCCGTCGATGATGAGCACGTTCTTGACGCCACTGCGCAGCGCCTTCATCGTGGTGATCATCAACCCGTTAAACGTGCAGAACCCGTACCCCTCGTCCCAGTGGGCGTGGTGGAATCCCTGTGTCGCCGAGCACACGACCCCGCCGGACTCGAGCACGTGTCGTGCTGCCGCCCAGTGGCCCGCGCTGGTGTAGCGCAGCGAGTTCGTAAGCTCCGGGTCAATCCTATTGAAGCCGTTCGGAACGACGTTCGCGAGGACATCCGCTACGTACTTGCGGTCGTGGGCCTCTTCGAAATCGGCGCGGTCGTACGGCTCGAAATCCGAGCGGGTCTCCGCCTCGGACTGGCGAACGAACTCGGGGATCTTGCTCACCGAGATAAAGTCGAACGCGACGTCTTGCGCCGGGTGGTAGAATACGGGGGTGCGTGCTGCTGTCATGTGGTGTCCTCTATGGTCTATTGGTAGGGGACGAATTATACCACACGCGGGATAGGCTGTCAACCCCCTCGACCTCCTCTTTGCTCTCCGTTGGCGCTTGGGCGCGCTCCATGTCGCGCTCGTCCGCTTTTTCCCGCGTAGTGAAACGGAAATCGCAGAACAGGCAGATCCGGCGACGACGGGTGATGCCGTTGACGTTCTGGTAGGTAGTGGTGACCCGGGTGTCCTCACCGCATTTGATACAGTTCATTGCATAGTCCCTTTCACTTCTTGCGCCACCGTCTGCAGCGCTTGCGCCAGTTCCACGTAGTCCCGGGGATGTACATACACAAATTCCAGACCGGTGGTTTGGAGGTTGCGTACGACGATCACTCCAATGCCGTAGGTGAGCGCATCGATCACGGCCAGCTCGGTGGTCTGTGCTACGTTTTCAGCCTTCATAGCCATCCCCCGGTGATTCCGACGTCGTTGCACACCTTGCGCACGCCTTCGCGCACCTGCATCGCGGGCCACACCTTCTCGGCGCTGTTGACGGCAATGCTCAGGTTCGTGCGGAGACCATCGAGCACCACCTTCGCGTGCGCTCCGACTCCGTTGTCCTGCAGAAAGTAAATCGCCTCGATCAGGTCCGCGAGCTTCACGATCGTCTCGATCTCGCTCCCCGCCACTTGGCGCATCGCACCCATGTGGTCCGAGTCCACGAGGTCTTCGGCCTTCTCCACGATCCCAACGCCACCGGCTTGCTCCAGAAATCGTTTGAACGGCGTTGGCATGTCCCCGGTGCGCACCTCGATCAGGTCATGCGACAGCGCGTGCTGCAGCAGCTTGAGTTGTAGGCTGTGGTGCATCAATCCTTGGTACCGCACCGCTGCCGCCAACGACCCGGCGATCACTGCGACGGCAAAAGAATGCTCGGCCAGCGTCTGCTCACGGGACGTCTGCACAATGTGCCAGCGCCGAACGTGACAGGCGCGGAGTTGCTCGGCTGTTGAAAGACTCATGTGTTCTTCTCCTTGAGTTTGTCTTCGACAGGTATCCAGCGGTGTTTACAGGTCATGTGTTGCTCCTTGCTCGAATCAAATCAGCAGCTTGGTACGGTTCAGCCGTTTCTGCAATCTGAGCACACGCCTCACGCTCGGCCTCCACAGCCTCACGCATAGCCACATCAAACTTCAATGCGTCCATGAAGTTTTCAGGCACAGGCTCATAATCCAGCCCCAACTCACGGGCGTTCTCTGCCTTCTTGTCAAGGGCTTGCTCCACTGCACGGCCAGCGTCATAGCCGTAGTTCCACCCCATCTCAACGAGATCGAGTTGGGCTTCGCTGTAATGCTCGGTTCGGGGGACGCCATGCTCCAGCACGTTGCCGCTCTTCCACTGCTCAAAGCTGCGGTAGATGTCGATCTTTGGCTCCTGCTGTAATGGTGGGGATGTGAATTCGTCGTCTTCGTTGTTCATGACTTCACCGCCTGAAGTCCGCGAATTTGGCCCGCGATCTGGTCCCCGGACAGCTCATCAAAGATCTGGAACTCGTACTGCCGAGCGATGTGCTCGAGCGCACCATTCCAGATCTTCTTGACCGCCTCCCGGTTCTCGTTGTCCTGTGACCCGAGCACATTACCGAAGGTCTGCTCGTACCATCGGTCGAACGTTTCATTTCTCTTGGACATGACGCATAATCCTTGTGTTTTCATCCACTCGCCAATTGCGCTTTTCATTAATATCCATCTTCTCCTCGATCGCCTTGTGCACATCAATACCGTTCTTGTGTGCAACGTCGAGTAGTAGAATCATAATGTCGCCCATTTCGAGAGCCGCCTTCGGATTACGCGCATATTCGCCGACCTCTTCATAGAGCTTGAGTAAAATATCGGCTGTAGTCCTAGCAGGGAAATTTGTGTCCGCCCATTTCGTGATACGATCCTGTAATTGGCGTATATCTGCGCCCCCGCGCTTCTTGTAGGCGTTGACTGCTCGGACTGCAAGATCCGCATTCCGGTCGCAATTGCCGAGAACACCCCGAAGGTGGTGACGAACTTCGAAAGACGCGATGGTAGCGCCGGTCGCATCGACAATTTCCGCACCCCTCCCGGGGAGTATCGCCCAAGGGAGTTCATTGATTTCATCCGTGTGTACTGTTGATTCTACCTGTAGCATATACTCTCCAAAGTTCAAGAATTCGTCCCATTCGCGCTTCGCGCCCGTATTGTGGCACTGAGTACACGTCTTT